AGTGGATATAATATAACAAGTCTTAATACTTTATTGAACAATAATTTATCTATTGAATTATCAAATATATCACAAGAATTAAAAGATTATTTTAATGATTCTTTTATTCCGTTTTTTATTATTGATTATCCAACGCATATTATAGTAAATACTGGAATAATAGAAAATGGCTAATTATAGTATTAACGTTACACGCGATGCATTTATAGTAGGACCAACAACATCTACTAACTGGTCGATTGTGCGTAATGCTATTAATGGTTCAAGTGTTGGTAATGCAGCAGCATCTTCTAATAATGGAGTTGCTTCTTATAAAAATATTTCAACATCAAGGTTTTTTATAGCCAGAGCATTTTTTATTTTTGATACTTCTACAATAACTACGGCAGTAAGTTCTGCAACATTAAATGTTTATGGAGTTAACACAAACAATATTAATGTTATTGCTGTTAAATTAGACTCTTCTGTTTCGGTTGGAGATTTAGATAATGATTTTGTAGTTGCTGATTACGATGCAATCGACGGATTTGTAGCAGGCTCTACTATGTTGGGCAATGTTACTGCTTATAGCCAAGCCAATTCTTGGTCTCTTGGAGCTTTTAATACTTTAACATTAGGTGCAGCAGCAAGAACAGATATACAAAATAATAATTCTTTTGGTATAGTATTGGTTAGTTCGGATTATGATTATCCAAATACAGCACCACCTAATTCTACTTTTAGAGCAGGTATGAACTTTTTAGAAAGTGGTGACCCTTTTATACCATATTTATCTGTTGTGGCAGAAGATGCTGTAAGTGAAGAAGATGAATTAACTAGAAGAAGAAGGATAGCTAGAAGAAGATTTGGAATTTCAGGAACAGGGTTTAATGAATTGGAAATTGCTTCTAGTTCTGGTCTTGCAATTCCAAGAGGATTTAAACAAAATTAATTAAAGAGGAAATTATGAGAAGACATAGAAACAATAGAAGACACAGTAGAACAAATGATTATGTTGGACCAAACGTAGCACAGACAATAGTATACGTTGATCCAAATGAACATCCAGAAAAGGCAATTCGTAAATTTTTAAGAAAGTGTAAAAAAGAAAAGATTATCGAAAAATACAGAACATATGAATTTTATGAAAAGCCATCAGTAAAGAAAAATAGATTAAAATCTAAAATCAAATCACTAAGAAAAAAACAGAGATCAGAAAACAATAACGAATAAACGGATTTTTAGTATTATAAATACTATTTATTTTTGAAAGTCATTCTACAATTGTATTTTTTGTATTGAGGTTTAATATATGACAACACTTTTAGAGCAAGCTATCATAGACGCCAAAGAACTTAGAGCAGCAGCATTAAAAAATGCTGAAACCACTATATTGGAAAAATATAATAGAGAAGTAAAAAATATGGTAGAATCTCTTTTAGACGAACAGGATGAAGAATTAGATTTAGGAATGGATTCAATGGATTCAATGGATTCAACGGATTCAACGGATTCAACGGATTCAATGGATTCAATGGTACCAGAAGTAACTGATGATTTACCTTTTTCTTCTGCTGGTGGTGAAAAGTTGTGTCCTTGTCCAGAAGATGAAGAAGTAACAATGACATTAAATTTAGATGATCTCATACAAATGGATGACGAATTAGGTGCACCAGAAGAACAGATGCCAGAAGAAGAATTAGCTTCTAGCGTTTTGGGAGAACCTGAAGAAGAATTAGATAGTTTACAGGAATCAATTGATGATTTAGATATCGATGAAAATGATATTAGAGAATTAGTTGAAAAATTAATAGTTGATATGGGCGGTAAACCTTCTGGTTATATGAATCGTTCTTCTTCCGAAATACAATATGAAGCTGATATGGAAAATGCTCGCCTCGAATCAGAGACTTATAGAGCAGAAGCCAAAAAGCTTAAAAAAGAAAATATAAATCTTACAAAAACAAATACTTCTCTTATTGATAATAATAAATTATTAAAAGAGACTATAATTGCATTAAAAGAAAAACTTGAAAAAGTAAATCTTTCTAATGCTAAACTTCTCTACTCGAATCTAGCTTTGAATAGCACCTCCTTGAATGAGCGACAAAAACAAAAAGTTGTCGATTCTATTCAAAAAGCTGGTTCTGTTGAAGAGACGAAGATAATTTATGAAACTCTTCAAAGCGCGGTGGGTGATATTAGAAATAGAACACCAAATTCACTTAGCGAAGCAGTAAGTAGAAAATCTTCAACTATCATGCCTAAAAGAACTGAGAATCATTCAAGAGAAGAAAATCTTCTTAAAGATAGATTTAAGGAACTTGCAGGTATTAAAAACAGAAACTAAAGATTAGTTAATAATCAAAAAAAAAGGAGGTGATTATTATGTCTATTCTAGAAAAGCTGACAGAAGGTATCGTAAACCGCGACCTTCGCAAAGAAAGCGATGCTCTTCTTTCCAAATGGGAAAGAACCGGTCTACTTGAAGGTCTTACTCAAGACCATGAAAAGGCCGGCATGGCTCGTCTACTTGAAAATCAGGCCAAACAGCTTCTAAAAGAAGCTTCTTCAATGGCCGCTGGCGACGTAGAAGGTTTTGCTTCAGTCGCATTCCCACTAGTCCGTCGAGTATTCGGTGGTCTACTTGCTAACGATGTAGTTAGCGTCCAGCCAATGAGCCTTCCATCAGGTCTCATCTTCTTCCTAGATTTTACCTATCAAGGTGCTAAACTAGGTTTTGGTGCTGATGGTTCAGTTTATGGTGGTGGTGTTGTAGGTTCACAACTAACCGGTGGTGTCACTGATATCCTTGAAACCGGTGGTGGTCTTTACAGCTTACAGAGTGGTTATTCCGCTCCAACCGCTTCAACATCTGTAGATACAACCATGGTTGCTTCCGGTACCGTAGGTGCTGGTGGTGTTCCAGTATTCGAGGCAACATCAACTGATGCTTATGAACTCGCTCGTTTGCTTCGTTTTGATGCTGATTTAGTTAGTGGTTCAGCTTTTGCTGCTGCTACTGTACCAGTATCAGATCTTACAACTGGCCAGTTTAATGCTGATATGCTTGTTGATATCAAGCTTACATCATTATCTGATGGTCGTCAAGTTCGTCGTTTAACTCAGTATGATCCAACAGATAGCACAAAAGTATTATTTATCGTAGAAGCATCTGGTTCAGAAACCGCTGCTACTTTAAGTACTGCTTTGGATGCCGTTTCAGCCTGCACTCTACCAATAGTAGATGATTTCCAGGCTGGTGCTGCTATCGGTGCTGTTGTAGGTGATGATACTTGGGGCCTTGAAGAACCAAGCCCAGGTACAGGTAACTACGGCTCAAATACTGGTAAGAACACTATTCCAGAAATTGATATCAAGGTAGATTCAGTTGCTGTAACGGCTCAAACCCGTAAACTCAAGGCCAAGTGGTCACCAGAACTAGGTCAGGACCTTAATGCCTACCATAACCTCGATGCCGAGGTAGAGCTAACTAGCATTCTTTCAGAGCAAATTGCTCTTGAAATTGATCGCGAAATTCTTGGCGATCTTATTGCTGGTGCTACTGCTGGTAAGTATTATTGGTCACGTTCACCTGGTCTTTTCGTAAATCGTACCACTGGTGTAGAAGTAGGTGCTTCGGCTGCTGCTCCTGATTTCACCGGTACTGTTTCCGAATGGTATGAAACCCTCATTGAAACCATCAATGATGTTTCAGCACAAATCCACCGTAAGACTCTTCGTGGTGGTGCTAACTTCGTAGTCTGTGGACCAGAAGTTGCCAACATCCTAGAGTTTACTGCTGGTTTCCGTGCTAGCGTAACTGCCGACGTTGACTCAGGCACCATTGGCGCCGTTAAGGTTGGTTCACTCTCCAAGAAGTTCGATGTATACGTCGATCCTTACTTCCCACGCAACGTTGTTCTCGTTGGTCGCAAGGGTGGTTCCTTCCTAGAGAGTGGCTATGTATACGCTCCATATGTACCACTACAGGTAACTCCAACCATCTTTGGTACGGAAGATTTCGTGCCACGTAAGGGTGTAATGACTCGCTACGCCAAGAAGATGGTACGTCCTGATATGTATGGTCTTGTTATCGTACGCGGTCTACTCGGTGAATCTGGTAGCTAATCTATAAGATTGGTTTAGACCATAAAACCCCACTGTCTTAAGACAGTGGGGTTTTTTATATAAGTTATTACTATTTATTAGTAAAGGAGGATTCAAGATGAATATCCGAAAACGTAAAATGCTTAAACAAAAGCTAGCTGCTCCTGTAGTAGTCCTACCGCCGGTAGTAGAGGTAGTAGAATCGCTACCAGTTGTAGTAGAGGCGCCTATTGAGGCACAAGAGGTAGAAAGCGAACAAGAAGTCGTTGAAGAAGTCGAAGAGCTTGTGGCGGCCACCAGAGCACGCAAACAAAGAAAACCTACTATTAAAAAATAACGGAGATTTCCTAGATGGCCGTACCGATATTAACACCTGCAAGTCAAACAAGCAAAGTTATTCTTACATCAACCGGAAGTACGGAAACAACTGGTAATGGTGCTGGTTCAACTACACATTATCCTTTTGGACTTTATGTAGATGCGTCTTCATTTTTATATGATCAAAACTTTATTTCAGGTGCGGCTGACCAAGTAGCATACACATATAAGAAATTGGGTGGAGATGTTTTAGACATTGAACTTACTGTTGGAAATGTGTATGCCGCTTATGAAGAATCAGTTTTAGAATACACTTATCATATTAATAAACATCAAGCCAAGAATGTTCTTGGTAGTTTATTGGGATTTGCCACTGGTACTTTTAATCATGATGGGCAAATGATTGGTGGTGATGCCTCTGGTTCTTCTGTTAATTTAACTTATCCTTCGTTTAAAGTAGAATATGCTAGACGCGTCGGAGAAGGGTTTTCAGAAGAAGCGGGAATTGGAGGAAATAATACTTTTTATTCTGCTTCTTTCGCTTTAACTTCTGGCGTACAAGATTATGATTTACAAACTATTATCTCTAATTCTGCTGCTACAAATGTTGAGCCAGCTACCGGTGGAACAGTTCCCTATGCTGATTTAGTAGGAAACAAAAAAGTTAAAATTCATAAAGTCTTTTATAAAACCCCAGGTTCTATGTGGAGATTTTATGGTTATTATGGCGGACTTAATGTAGTAGGGAACTTAAATTATTATGGTCAATTTTCTGATGATTCAACATTTGAAATTGTTCCTGTATGGCAAAATAAATTACAATCACAAGCTTATGAAGATCATTTATTTACAAGGTTATCCCATTACTCTTACGAGTTATATAATAACAAATTAAGAATAAACCCAATACCAGCAGGTTTTATACCATATATGTGGGTTCAATTTACAATTGATAAAGATCCATGGTCGGAAGATTCGGATAGAAAAAATGGAACAGATGGTATAAATAATATTAATTCTTTACCATTTGATAATATTCCTTATAAAAATATTAATGCGATTGGTAAACATTGGATTCGTCGTTATGCTCTTGCTCTTTGTAAAGAAATGCTTGGTCAAATTCGAGGAAAATTCGGTGGTAATATTCCGATACCAGGAGATAATGTAACATTAAATTCAGGAGATCTTTTATCGCAAGCAAAAGAAGAACAAACTTACTTAAAAGAAGAATTGAATAAGATATTGGACGAAATGACATATA